ATCTGATGCAGTCTTTGCATCTGCAAGTGCTTTATCTGAAGAAGTCTTTGCATCTGCAAGTGCCTTATCTAAAGAAGTCTTTGCATCTGCAATTGCCTTATCTGATGTAGCCTTTAGATCAGCAAGTGCCTTGGCATGTGAAGCCTTTAGTTCTGCAAGTTCTGCAGTAAGTGTTGCAAGTGAAGCATTCGCTGCTTCCAAGTCCAACTTGAACTGTGCAATAATCTTATCTGCAGCAACTCCTGCATCTGCCATTATCTTAAGAGCATCTGCTTCTGCCTTCTTTGCATCAGAAAGTTCAGCGTTAGCCTTAAGCAATTCAGCATTTGCCTTTGCTAGGCTTGCTGCAAGATCAGACTTTGCCTTAATCTCTGCCTCTAATTGAGCCTTTGTTGAAGTATGTGCTGCTCTTTCTGCAGCAAGTGCTGCTCTTTCTGCAGCAAGTTCTGAAACTAGATCACGAACTGTGATTTCTGCAAACGGTGCAAGTGCACGAGCAGGAAGACCAACTACATCTGCAGTTGTTGCATCAGATGATGTTGTAGGTGAGAATGTGATTAGTGATCGTGTTCCAGTTGCTGGAAGTGTTGCAACAAACTTTGCAACTCCAAAATCTGAAAGTGTAGCACCAGTTGTGACTGTTGCTGTATCCATAACTGCTGTTGAAGCAAACACTGTTGCAGTGATTGACTTAGCAGATACCTTGTTACCAAATGTATCTGTTGCAGTTACTGAGATGTCTTGCTTTGTACCAGCAGCACCAGCAGAAGGAGCAGATACTGTAAGAGTATTAATCTTGCCAGCAGTTCCCTGTACGTAGTAGGTAAGTGTTGTTCCCTGATTTGTGATTACAACTGTACCAATTGCTGTTGTCTTTGTATAGACATAAAATGTTGCTGTTGTTCCTGTACCAGTTGCAATTGTCAAAGATGAAGATCCTGACGTTGCTCCTACTGGTGCAGCAGTTGTGTGTAGTGCAGACACGATTGTTGCATTTGTTGCTACTACAGAAACGTTTGTTCCAACATCAACTGTTGCTACAAACTTTAGTGCATCTGCAGCATCAACTGTGTTGTCTGCAGGAACTGGCAATGATGCAGGTGTTGCGATTGCTGAGGCTGTTGTGTTAGCCGTTCCAGCGAGATCTACAGCGACTGTCATTACAGCAGCGTTTGCAGGCGTTGCTACCATTGTGCCCAATGTCATGGCTGCAACCATGGCAAGGGCGAGTTTCTTAAATGAATTCATTCTTTCTCCTTGTTAGTTTATCTGGTCCCATGACCAGAATATTAAATTAAATTAAAACCATCCAGGAAATCCCTAACATCGTCAGGCATTTTCGGATTACTTAATTCTACCATACCCCTGTCCCTTTCTGCAACTCGTGCTGAAGAAGACCAAGTATGGACATCTATTTCAGTATTATTATTCTTTGGTGTATGAGATATTGCTCCAAATACCGCACCAGTTACGGCATCTGCTAAGTCTTTAGATTTTTTACGTGGGTGGTCTACACGATTACCCTTCATAATTTTAAGTTCTGACATTTCTTCTAATAGGATAGGGATTCTTGGAATAGAAACACGCTCTTCATAAATCATCATAGCAAGATCTTCGTAGTGCTTTTTGGCAACAGAGACCGTCTCAGTCCTAATTCCAACAGCCTGCAGTTCATTTTGAATATCAAATGATTGCCAACGGTCAAATGAAACCATGCCAATATTAAAACCTTGTCTACGCAGGTTCATGATCCATTGCTTGACTTCAGATAGATTAACTGGGCCTTCTGCTCTTGGCTCCCACCATGCAACTGCATCTACTATGACGATTGGTGCTACTTGTTCATAATCTTTAATTACTTGAATATTTACCCACTTGTCTACGTGAGCAATTGCTACCGCACATTTATCGTGCTTTTGTGCAAGGTCAGCATGGATGTAGTATGTTTTATCTGGATCTGGTACAAAGGTTTCGTCAAACCTTCTAAATGAATCTAGTGGGTTTCTAGTGTTCATGCACTTTTCAACTTTATCAATCTGCTTAAAAAAAGCATCAGATGAATAGGTTGGCATACATGCAAAACGCATCATGGCATCACCAAGATCAGTATAAAACGCTAGTTTAAAGTCTTCTATCTTACGAGTAGGGTTTACTTCCCATGTTGGTCTTTTAAATGCATAGACTCTTGGAATTTTGTACTGAAGGATTGTATCTTCATCCCAAGAAATTTCAAACTGGTTTCCTGGATCTTCGTGTGGCAAATCTTCATTCATTATAAATGTATGCCTACGCTCAACCGTTTCTTTATCAGCAATTACTGATTCATACCTTTGAGAAATAAAGTCGCCTTGGTAGCGGGGGAATGAAAGCAAAACAACCTTACCAAGGTCAGGAAAACGAGAGTCAACTGTTCCACGAAATGCTTTATAGATATTTTCAGCAGTCTTTCCTTGTTCATTTCCAGACACAACTTCGCTTGCAAAACCAGAAATCTCATCAAGTACTGCCATAAGTAAATTTAAACCCTCATGAGATTCTCTTTCTGAGTGTCCAGAGTAAACTGTGATTGCCTTATCAAACTCAATTGAATCAGCCTTTGCATTATACTTTCCAGCAAACCAAGGTGATTTTTCAATCTTTGTTTTAAAACCTTTAAAGAAAACGTTCTTAGCCTGTTGTGCGTTAACAGCAACGTTAATAATATCAATAGCATCTCCTGCAGGTTTACCAAAATAAATTGCTGGGTCTTTTAGGCATAGTAGTTTATACACTACATATGCACAGGCTACTGTTGAAATAAAATCTTTGCCACTACCCTTGCCAAGTTGAAGGATTAGTTCATTTTTGGTGTATTTATTAAAGTTTTTAGTTCCTTCAACATTGCCCATAATATCTATCAAATCTTCTTTACGATAGATCTGGCTCATTGCCTCAACAATTTCGTATTGAATGTCAGATAAAAGTGGTTGACCAAGATACTCAGGTGACTGAACAAATGTCTTTACATCAACTGGAGTTTCAACAAAGTGATTTTCTTTTAATACCTCAAGAAAATCATTGAACATCGTGGACAACTGTAATCACTTCTCCTTCTTTTGCAATAGCAGAAAGTCTCTTCATAATAATGTCACGTACTTCTGGATGCTCTGAAGCAATATCTCTTAAGATTCCAACAAGAACTTCTTGTCGTCTTTCAATTTCAATCATCTCTTCTGCAAGTTCTTTATTCTCAAGAAGACCTGCTTTTTGAAGCATATCAATTCTTCTTGACTCAATATCTAATACTAACTTAATTCCAGCAGTCTTTGCTGTAAGGTTTGTTGATAGGCTGGCTTCATCAATAACTTCGTAAGCCTTTGTAATTAACTTTGTATAGTGTGTATCTGCTCCAACTAAAGCCTCTTTAGCACGAGCACGAATAGCATCATTTGCGGATGCCATAACTTTCCACTCATTAATTAAAGATACAACACGAGTTCTTGGAATATCTAATTCTTTAGATATAACTGTTGGATCATTACCCTTAAGATATTCTGTAACTACTTGATTTACTTCATCAAGATGCTGAATAAGTTCTGACTCACTTGACATACTTTCCCTCTAATCTATTTATTTCATCCTTAATATAAAATATAGCCTTTTCTAGATCTTGAATAGTTTTAGACTCATCTTTAAGTCCTGCTCTCCAAAGATATTTAAATGCATTACCTATATTAAAATTACGATGACGAGTAATCTGAATACACTCAACACCAGAAGGATCTGTTGTGTAATGTGTAGGATGATTTACTTGATCAACTGTTATAAGTAGGTTATCTGTCATTTTAATTTACCTTTTCATTTTTCCATGCAACATAGTTTGATCCAAAAATATTTCCATTACCTGCTGAATAATGATGTATTGAGTCTTTATGTATTTTTTTTGAGTCTTCTCCAGTATACAACATAAATCCATCATTTTGTATATTTAATGTGTTATTTATAGAGTTTGTAAAAATAAAATACCCTGCTTCATTTATTACATAATCAACAATATTTGTATATCTTTTATTTAAATAAAATTGTTCTTTAATATCTTTTAATATATTTTTTAAAAATATGTTATTTGAAGATGATGCAAAAATCATTTGTGTATATCCAGGGGCATAGGGCTCTTCTGATACTGCAAAATTTAATCTTACATCTAACCAAGACTCTATTGATTTTTTACACAAAATATCTAAATCAACATAGAGTCCACCATTAATGTAAAGACACATATATCTCCAAAGATCTGCTCTCAATACTCCTGTAGTGTATGACATATATATCTTATGCCATTCTTCACCAAAGTTTTTTAAAACAAATTCTTCTCTTTCTTTACCAGAAACATAACGATATTCCCAATCTGGGTTTTTTTCAATCCATGTTTTTGAAAAATCTTTTGCTAATTCAGGTAAATCGTTATACTCTGACTCATATGTTTGCCAAATTATTTTAGGAATCATTACTTAGTTTCCTCTGAACCTAATCTTTTAAAACATTTTAAACAATTTGTATATGTTCTGCCAGTAAATGGGCAAGACGATATTGAATACTCATTATGCTTACAAAATAGTCTTTGTGCAGTCGCCTTTGCAACATCTATAAAATGCTTAATAATTCTCATCTTCATCTTCCTCTAGGTTCCAGTCAAA